GGGAGGGCTTCGTCTCGCGGTACACGAACGTCCGGCACTCGCGCATCCAGCCCGGGGTCATGTACGGGATCAGCCGCTCATCGATCCACTCGCGCAGCGCCGCCACGACATGCGGGCGGGTCTTCGCCGTCATCGGGAAGCCGAACTGGTCGACAGTCGGGCGCGTCGGGTGGTCCCAGGAGCGGTGCCGGTAGATCTTCGGGTAGGGCTTGCGGCCCTTGTGGCCGTCACGCAGGTGGCCGATCACGACGTCCCCGTAGCCGCCACCCTTCTCGACCGCGATCCTGGCCGTGTTGAACCAGATGCCGAGGAAGTGGAGCTGCTCCGAGAAGGTCTCGTAGTCGGCCCGCATGTACAGCTCCGCCACCGGGGAGCCGTCGGACAGGTCGATGACCGCGCCGCACGAGTAGTCCTGGCCGCTGCCGGTCGCAACGTCCGCGAAGATCGCGTAGTCCTTCCCTGGCTCCGGCCGGTGGTACAGCTCGATGGGCATCCCGTCGCCTTCGACGAGCACAGCTCGAGAGGGGTCGAACGGGGACGGCTCGAAGCGGAAGTAGCCCTCCGGCTGCGGCTGGTTCTCGGCGTACCACCTGAGGGAGTGGACGTCGAAGAACGGGGAGCCGGAGAGGAGGAACGCCTCTTCGGGGTCGTTCGGGTACTGCTCCGCCTTCTCGGCCTGACCGAGGGAGACGTTCTCGTACCACCGCTCGTCGCGATGCGGGTGCTCGCTCCAGCGGAGGAACTTGGTCTTGAGGAGGGGGTAGTCGGCCTTGCCAGCGCCAACCCACAGCTCGTGGAAGAAGTTGCCCTGGCCCTTGCCGTCCGACATGCCGTTCGCCGTCGAGACGACTCCGATTGCGCCTCCGGAGTCACCCATCGCGGGGATGACCGCCTTCCAGAGGTCCCTCGCGTACTCCTGGCGGGAGGCCTCGTCGAAGAGGATGCGCTTGGCCGACCGACCGTGACCGGCGCTCTTCGTGGCCACCATGCCGGTGATCGTGGAAACGCGCCCGTCGGGGTGCTCGAACGCGATCTCGTTGGTCGGTCGACCGCCACGAAGAGGCTTGACGACCGTCACCAGGTCCTTGAAGTGCTCCGGCAGGGACAGCCACATGTCCCAGATCCGGTTGATGACCTCGGCGGCGTCGGTCTCCTTGATCGAGTAGATCAGGATGTCCGCGCCAGGGGTGAACAGGGCGTCGTAGAGGCAGAGCATCGCCCACACCCAGGTGACACCGAGCTGACGACCCTTCAAGGTGATCGTCTGGTTGTTCTCGATGACCCAGTCGAGGTATTCCCGCTGCCAGAACCAGTCGTTGCCGTGGTAGTCGAGGCCGTTGGTGCGGGCCTCCTCCTCGGTCAGGACCTGGAACTGGAAGTGGTCACCCGAGCGGGAGTCGACGCACTTCACCTGGTTGGCGAAGAACGCCGGGTGCTCTCGAGCCAGCTCGATCTCGTGGATCGCCTGGGCCTCGAGACGAAGGATCTCGTCCCGGAGGTCCGTCTCTGTGATGGTCATCGGTCCTTCGGCGTGCCGTCTGCGTTGAAACAGCACGGCGGTGGGGTCCACTTGCCGCAGAAGCCGTGACAGACAGCGCAGTGAGAGTGCGAGACGTACTCGGTGCCGTCAGGACGCAGGTGGCGCGTCCCCGGAGCGTCGTCCCACCCCTGCTTGCTCGAGCAGTCGTCGTTGCACCCGTAGGAGAACATCAGGGTGCGAGTGCCCGGAGGTAGTCGTCCGTCGTCGACTCGAGCAGCCAGACGCTGTACGGGCGTCCGTAGCGGTCCAGCTCCGAGCGGTAGAACTCCGCCGGGTAGGGCGTGGCGAAGGACGACGTGCCGAGCGTCGGGAAGACGATGTCGTGTGGTGCGCCGAGCCGGTCGATGGCCCACATCGAGGGGTCGATGGAGGTCGCCCAGGTCGACCAGTAGCACTGCGGCAGAAGCGCCGCGCCCGCCGCGATCCAGGGGGCGAAGTCCAGGTTGCGGTACGGGTAGCCGTCCCCGATGTACGACAGCCCCAGCGGGGCGTGCGGGGCCAGCTCGCGGAACCGCTTCACGAACGGGGCCGACTTCCAGGCTCCAGCGTTCTCGAAGGGGTCCTCGGCGTTCGCGATGTAGCCGTCCAGGTCGTAGGCGCGGCAGATGTTGACCGCGATCTCCGCCTCGGTCTCCGGGTCACCCTCGACCCAGCCCCATCCGATGACAGCGACGCCGCGGGAGCGCCACGCGTCGATCCAGCCGCTCTCGAACCCCCGCATCGTGGCCACGTTGGCTGTGGATCCGTGGTGGAGCTTCGGGTAGATCGCGCCGATCCCGAGGTTCACGACGTTGCCGTACCGCTCCGGGCGGTACCCGGCGACATCGCCCTCAGGGGCTAGCGCGTGGTCGGAGAGGAAGCCGCCGTTCAGCCGAAAGGGCGGAGGCTGGAGCCTCCACCTCCAGCCTCGAGCTTGGCCACACGGTCGATCAGCTCGTTCTGGTTCTCGACGAGCTGGAGCAGCGTGTCGGACCGCTTGTCCCACGCCGCGGCGTACGCCGGGTGAAGCTGCTTCTCGCGCTGGCGGGCAGCCTCGATGCCATGCTGAGGGCCGATCTTCTCCATCAGGCGTCCTGCTTGTTCGGGACGAAGTAGACGCCGACCGCCGTGACGACTGCCAGGGCGACGGCTGAGCCGTCCTCGAACGACAGAGCGCCGTCAGCGAGGACGGAACCGAGGACCGTGAAGACACCTGCCGCCGCGACGACGGCCTTGCGGTACTTGCTCAAAGGGATGCTCCTACCAGTTGAGAGGGGTGAAGAAATGCAGACAGAGCCACGCGAGGAAGAGCAGCACCCCGAGCTTCGCGAGCACGAACCTCCGCATGAGCCTGTCCCGCACGACGCGGGTGAGGGGGAGGGTGCCTCGCTGCTTCTCGGTGAACACCGCGAACAGCTCATACGCCAGCCCCACGGCCATCCAGGAGAGCCAGAAGATCCAGGAGATGAGGGCGAGGGAGGCGATCACTGCACGTTGTGGTGGTAGAGGAGGTCGTCGACACGAGCGATGTGCGTGGCATGTGCTCCGATGGCGTTGATGAACGTCCCGTCGGCCTCGTAGTGGCGGTCGCGGTAGCCGACTGCGCGGGCCAGACCCGTGCGGACGACGAAGTTGCCGCTCGTGCTCGAGCCGAGCGCGAAGATGCAGTTGGGGATCGTGTTCCAGGAGCAGTAGACGGCGTCCGCCCCGTCCTCGATCTCGGCCATCATCTTCTCGATGTAGGTCAGCTCGTAGCTGTCATCGGCGTTGAAGAAGCCGAGCGCGTCGCACCGGGCCAAGTCAACGCCCTGCGCCCGCTTCGCGTGACCCCAGTCGTTCTCGTTCTGCTGCTCGACGATAAGGACGTGAGGGAAGTCGCGGGCGATGCGGAGCATCTCCGTCCTCGTGATGTTCGAGTAGAGGAGGATCGTCTCGTCCGGCTTCCGCGTCTGGTACATCAGGTTGCCGAGGATCTTCGAGGGGTCCTGGGCGTGCGCGGTGACGATGGCGGTGAAGGTCACGGCTCCATCTCCAGAACCGCGAAGTCCTCTTCGTCGAGTATGGACTCGACCGGGGTAGGGGTCGTCTCGAGGATGATCCGCGTGGTGGAGACACCCTTCGTGTAGGGCGGGTACACCACCTCGATGCCGCGGTACATCAGCCAGTCGGACGTGACGCCGAGCTGGTCGAGGTACGCCTTGCCGGTCCAGTCGTCCCCGTGGACGATGTACCGGGGCGTGGCCTCGAGGATGGCGGGGCGTGAGTCCTCGCAGCCCTCGTTGACGATCACCTCGTCGACCTGGCGCAGGGACTCCACGATGCGGATCCGGTCCTCGAGCGAGTAGACCGGGCGGCGCTTGTACCGCTCCGCGAACTCGTCGGTGTTGAGGCCTACCCAGACCTCCCCGAGGGAGGCGGCGTAGTCGAGCAGGTTCAGGTGCCCGACGTGCAGGCAGTCGAACGTGCCCGGGACGTAGACCCTCACGGCCGGGTCTTGAGGAAGTCGATGGCAGCCTTCAGGTCGTCCCGCTGCTTGTTGAGCTGGACGAGCTGCTGCTGGAGGGAGTCGCGCTGGGCCTGGTTCGCGGCCAGGACGTCCCTGACCTCATCCAGCTCCTTCTGCAGCGTCTCGATGACGGGCTTCACTTCTTCCCCTTCTTGGGCTTCTTCACCGGCTTGGGGTCCGGCCCCTTGAACTCCTTGGCCATGCGACCTCCCAGCTCGAGCAATGGACGCGCAGGAGGGAGTCGAACCCTCGTCTCCTGGTTGGAAGCCAGCGGCTCTGCCATTGAGCTACTGCGCGGAATGGCTGGCATGGGTGGATTCGAACCACCATCACCCGGGTAACAACCGGGCGTCCTACCGTTGAACGACACGCCATGAGATCGGGTGGGATCGAACCACCGCCGCAGGGTTCTTCAGACCCTCGCTCTACCGCTGAGCTACGACCTCGAGATGGGCAAGGAAGGGATCGAACCTCCGCCGCGCCGGGTGTAAACCGACCGCTCTCCCGCTGAGCTACTCGCCCTTGAAGCACCCCGTGAGGGAATCGAACCCTCGTCGACGGGTTGAGAACCCGGCATCCTGACCGTTAGACGAACGGGGCTTGAGACGCCACGGGAGGAGTCGAACCCCCGTCCGCGGGAGGTAGAAACTCCCGGCTCTTCCGCTGAGCTACGTGGCGAAGACCCCCCGGCAGGACTCGAACCTGCGTCGCCTGCGTTCGAAGCGCAGTGCTCGTCCTCTGAGCTACGGAGGGGCGATGGAGCGGCAGGGAGTTGAACCCTGATGACACGGTGTGCAAGACCGGCCCCTGTCCCGACAGACTGCCCCAGGTGCGTCGTTCGGAGGTCGTGTACCTCCACTGGGTCGACGCTGACCCGTAAGCCCCTCCAGGGGATCGAACCCTGAACCCTCGGTTTACAAGACCGCTGCTCTGCCGGACTGAGCTTGAAGGGCAAGATGGAACATCTGGTGTTGCAGTCGGACTGGAAGGAGTCGAACCTTCGGCCACCGGCTTCGCAGTCCGGCGCTCTTCCTCTGAGCTACAGCCCGATGATGCCGCCCGCAGGGTTCGAACCTGCTGCCGCCCGGTTAAGAGCCGGGTGCTCATCCACATGAGCTTCGACGGCGTGAGTGCCCCAGGAGGGAGTCGAACCCTCAAGCCTCTCGGCGCTGCGGTCTGAACGCAGTGCGTTTACCTGTTTCACCACCGGGGCGTGTACTACAGCGGCAGGCCCGGGACTCGAACCCGGACGCCCTCGCGGGCGGACCGGCTAGCAACCGGCTGCGATGCCGTTACGCCAGCCTGCCGTGAGCGGAAGGGGAGAGGGTCGAACTCTCAAGGGCGCGAGCCTCGCTGGGTTTCGAATCCAGTGCCGTCGCCAACTTTCGGCTTGCCCTTCCGTGAGTAGACCCCCGAGGAATCGAACCTCGCTCCACCGCCTTATCAGAGCGGCGTCCACGACCAGTGGACTTGAGATCCAAGACAGGAGAGGAACGGAGTCCCAATCTTCGTCGGTGCCGTCCAAGACCCGGCTAACGGTCTTCACCACCCCCGAGGGGCCGACTGGCGAGGGCTACTCTCCTGAGAGTCGTCGGTGGGAGTCGAACCCACTTGCCCCGCGTTTGCAGCGCGGGGTCTGTCCGTTACGACGACTTGCCTACGGTGGGGACTTTCACCCCTCTCAGCGCCCGCAGTCCGCGCTGACGCCTTGCGGCGAGTCTGGATGGCAGGATTCGAACCTGCGACTCCTCCCGTCCGAGGGGATCACTCTGGCCAGACTGAGCTACATCCAGATGTGGAGGCTTTGGTGTGGGCACCCCGTACGCGGGTGACCTCCTACCCAGAGGGCGCGGAGGGCGACGATCCCTCTGCCTTCGCGTTGGCAACGCGACGCTCTACCAGCGTGAGCTACGCACCCTTGGTGGCCGGGGGTGATCCGGCCGCACTGCACACCCCGCACTCGTTCTGTTCCCCGGCCAAGGTGCGCCCTGCCGGGACGACCCTTTGCGGCGG